TCTTTTTGTATAGATGCACAAGCCATATCGAAATCTTCATATTGGTTTGCAACTTCAAGGACTTGTTGTTTATACCTATCCGTCAGATAGAGTACGGCATATGAGCAACCCACGCCTTGAATTCTGGCTAACCATTCTCCGCCTGGTTCGGTGATGTCTTGTGCAAAATATTCATCATTTTGTTTGTGATCTATTCCGAGATAGACTGCATCTGTGTTGTTCGGTACTTCAATCGTGTCTTTGTGCCACGGAGAGTAATTGACTCCATCTCCTAGAATCAATACAGGTACATCGCTGTTCTTAAGAACTTCGACATGAGTTTTATTGTTTAGTTTGCAGATCACATCACGAATATCAATTTTCATCACAAAAAACTCCAGTTATCTTTTCTTTCCTATATGATATTTAGGACACAATTCCCAGTCTTTTTTCTCTTTGTGAGGTAAAACTTTCAATTGTTTTATGTTAAGAACCGGATCTTCTGTTTTGTCTGGATCTACGATTTCACACAACTCCCATTCTTCTAGGAGATTGGCAATTGTGTTTCTTCTTGCTATATCTTCATCTGAAATGTTGCTCGGAAGTCCGTCCAAAGCAAACAATTCTTTAAAGTGGACAATATAATATTTGCCTCTTTTGTGCAAGATATGACAAGACTGATATAGTTTTTTTTCTTTTCGAGAAGAGATTCCTATTCGGGTGAGAGTTTCCTTTATCTTTAGGAAATCGTCTTCCTCGAATAGTTCTACTTCTACTAAATCGTCAACTGATATTTTCTTTTTCTCCATGCTCACATCCTTTTATATAAATGGCACTTTACATACTATTTATACTTTTCCACCTTTTGAGAGTTTGGATTTTATCAGTTCAACTTGATCTTGGGTTAATACACCGAGTGCTTCTTTGGCTTTTTTGTTGCTGAAATTGAAATACTCTTTGATTGCTTCAATGTCATCGGGCAAAGTCTCTTTTAGCCAAGGACTAAACCTGTTGCTTTTTCGGATAGATCCTCTGAGAAAATCAAACTGCATCTTTTTATCAATGCCTGCATGTACGTTCATTTCATTTACTTGAATGATGGTGTCAGGGAAAAAGGATAAACATCTGTTGACAACAAACGGAACATAGTCTCTCTCTATGAAATTATCTTCAGAGTCCATGAGAGGTTCTTTGCTGGTGTTTATTGCTTTTAAATAATCTCCTAGTTTCATCCTGATATCTCTGTATCTTTATCTACCACCATAACAACCGAACGTATATCTACAATCGCCAAACCTTCATATGTTTCGACTCCCTTTGTCTTGTCGAACACAACGTAATCATCTACCTTAAATTCAGCAGGATATACATTTCCGGTGCTGTCCATCATACCTTTGCCGATTGACAATACCTTTCCCTTTATCCAAGGAATATTCTTCTTGTCTTCGTATATGATATGCTCATATTCTTTTTTCTTTTCACACAGTTCAATGACTACTTTATCGCCATGTGGTTTAAAACCTTTCATGAATCATTACCTCCATTATATGTCATTTAAATTCACATTCTACCATAAGTTCTGTCAAACATGCCGTCAAGTTAATTTCTTGATCTGCAACAAAAGCAGACTTGTACTGATAATCTGCAAGGATCAAAATTGCTCTTGGAATGCTCTGAGGTTCCATCGTTTCATACAACCCATCATATATCTTTCGGAAAATTCTGGTTTGATCATTGTCTAGATTTTCAACTACCCACTTCCGAACATCTGGAAACTTCTTTGACTTCATTGCAGAAGTAAGTTCGTTAATCTTAATGCTGCCTACCTTGGACAAGATTCCAATGTCAATCGTTCCTGCAACAGAGTACCTTTGAAGTTCATTAATGACTCTTCTGAAATCAGGAAAGTGTCTCATTACAAGTTCGGCAAGGACTCTCTGTTCGTATTGAATTCCTTCTTCGTCTAAAATATATTGAATCCTGCTAAGGAAACCTGCTGCCATTGCAGGTTTTTCGGAATTCGGAATTCGGAATTCAATGTTGGTACATCGGGAATGGAGTGGTTCAATGATTCTGTTTTTGAAGTTGCATGTGAGAATGAATCTACAATTGTTTGCAAACTCTTCGATGAACCCACGGAGTGCAGGTTGCATACTCTGGGCATTTGCATAATCAAATTCATCAAGAATTACCACTTTGTTGCCTCCGGCAATTGAAACGCTACTGGCAAAGTTACGAATCTTGGTACGGAGGGTATCGATATTTCCATCTTCGGAGCAGTTGATTATAATCCAATCCGATTCCATTTCATTGCACAGTGCCTTTGCAATGGTTGTCTTGCCACAACCTGCACCACCAGACAAGAGGAGGTTTTGCAATTCACCAGAGTCAACAATTCCCTGAAAGGTATCCTTAATCTCTTTGGGCAAAATGCAATCTTCAATTGTACTTGGGCGATACTTCTCTACCCACAAAAAATCTTTTGTTGCTTCTGCAACGCTCATATTATATCCTCCAAACTTACACCATATTCATTCCAAAGTTCATGCTCAATCATTTCATTGATCATAATTTCAAAGGAGTATTTCGGTTTCCATCCTAGTTCCTTTCGGAGTTTACTAGAATCACCTTTCAAATCTTCAAGTTCTTCAGGACGAAGATACTTCTCATCTAATATTATATACTCTTTATAGTCCATGTCAAGCACTTTGAATGCATATTCACAAAGATCCCGGACACTGTGGGAGACTCCTGTGGCACACACAAAATCATCAGGGGTGTCGTGTTGAAGAATCATCCACATTGCCTCGACGTAATCTTTGGCATGTCCCCAGTCTCTCGTTGCATCCAAATTACCAAGATGCAATTTGTCCTGCTTATACATTTTAATTGCACATGCACCCTTTACAACTTTGCTTGTCACGAAATTAGATCCTCTTCTTGGAGATTCGTGGTTAAACAAAATACCATTAGAGATAAACATGTCATAAGAATGTCTGTAGTTTCTGCCTATGTTATAGGCAAAAACCTTTGCACATCCATACGGACTCACTGGTCGCATTGGAGTAGTTTCTCTTTGAAACCCATCATCGTCAATGCAATTACCAAACATTTCCGAAGATGATGCTTGATATATCTTAGCAGAAGGACAAGCAAGGCGACAGGCCTCTAGAACATTTAACGGTCCTAGGCCTGTAGTAGATGCCGTATAAAGAGGAACATCGAAACTAATTCGTACATGAGACTGTGCTGCCAGATTATAAATTTCGTCTGGTTGTACTTTTTGTAATACTTGAATGATGGAAGACAGGTCTTCAACATCACCGTAGTGCAAATTCAGTTTGTCGAAAACATCATCTAGTCTTGCAGTTTGGTTTTCTGCAACCGAATTTCTTCTTAGGATTCCATGAACTTCATATCCTTTTTCTAAAAGAAATTCTGCTAAATACGATCCATCCTGTCCACTTATTCCTGTGATTATTGCCTTTTTCATATCAATTCCTGTTTAATAAATCGGTAAGCCATGCTACATCTTCTTCACATACTGAATGGTTGTTTCCAATATAGAATCCATTCTTATGTACTATTTCTGCATTGGTATCAAATCTCTTTTGATTTACTCTATTCATGAATGGGTGTCGATACAAATTACCAGCAATAATAGGTCGTGTTTCTACACCTTCCTTTTCAAGAATGTTTCTAATTTCTCTTGCATCTGCTCCCTTGCAAATAACAGGGAAACAGAAACTACAATTTCCTTCTGTCCTGAAGTCTGCATAATACTTTTCTGGATCAAGGGTGGTGGCAAATTTGTCGAAGTTTTTAATTCTAATGTCGTTGTGCTTGTCCAAATCTTCAAGTTGCATTTGACCAAGAACTGCATTAAAGTCTGTTGATCTTACATTAAACCCCGGCAACATAAAGGTGAAATTTTCATCAACCACCAAGTCTCTATGATCATCTTTCAGATCTTCCGGCAATTCTCTCAACAGGCCATGTGATCTAAGAAGGAGCAACTTTTCATACAGTGCTGTATGATTTGTGCATACCATTCCGCCCTCTATTGTGGTCATGTGATGTCCATAATAGAAAGAGAACGAAGACATATCTCCAAAATTTCCTATCTTATGTCCTCTATAAGTTGCACCGTGAGATTCACAACAATCTTCTAGAAGAGTGACTCCGTAATAGTCACATAGTTCTAGAATTTCATCATCAATTGCAGGGAGGCCTAGTAGATGGGCAAGAAACAAATATCGGGGGCAATCACCATTGTAACAACCATCTTTAAAAATCTTTTCTAGGTTTTCTTTGTCTGGTCCAAGAGAAGGAAGACTGACATCACAGAGTTGCAAGTTGTCTCCACACATCATAACAGGAGAGACTGTTGTGGCCCATGTACATGCCTGAGACACCCAAGTTGCACCGGGGTGTGGTGCCCAAAGTTCCTTTGCTGCTTGAACCATTAAGAAATTTGCAGAGGAACCCGAATTACAAAAGACAGAGTGCTTACACCCCTGCCATTCGCTCCATTGCTTCTCAAATTTCCGTACTTCTTCGCCCTGAGAAAACCTATCGCTATTTAAACAAAAGTCTGACAGTCGTTCTCTCTGTTCTTGTGTGATGGCATCATCCATCAATTTCCAATTTTTCATAATCTAACTATTCCCTTATCATAATTTTCAATAAACCAGTCTATAGTTTCTTTCAAACCATCTCTTAAAGATGTATAAGAAAAATCAGGGAGAAACTCTTTAAGTTTACTATTATCTGAAGGTTTTCTTAACATACCATCAGGCATAGAATTGTCATATAATATACTATTATCGAAGAACTTAAAAATTGATGCAATTTCATTAGAAAGACTAGCGATGCTAATTTCTTCGTCGGGTGAAATTATAAGAGGCTCCGCATCATTATAGTTTTCAACAACCCAGTCCACAATTTTTCCCAGATCCTTATTGTATATGAATTCTCTTTTTGCTAGTCCGCCTCCCCAGATTGTGACATCCGTATTATCTCTTGATGCAAGATAATATTTATGAATCAATCCCGGAATAACATGAGAACTGTCCAAGTTAAAATTGTCACCAATACCATAAACATTACAGGGAACAACTGTTACAACATTTAGGCCGTATTGTTCTCTATACGCCCTAGCATTAACCTCCGTCATTCTTTTGGCATAACCATATCCATAATTTGAAGGGTGAGGTTCTCCTAAATGAATTTGATCTGTAGTGAGGGGGTAGTTTGCTTCGTAGGGGAAAATACAAGTTGACAACAAACATACTACCTTCTCTACGCCGCATTCCTTTGCAGCATGGATTATGTTCAATGTCATTTGTGTGTTTTCATAAAAGAAGTCTGCTGGTTTTTCGCTGTTTTCCTTTACGCCGCCTACTCTTGCAGCACAGTGGACAATTCTTTTTATGTCGTTGTCTTTTATATACCGATAGACCTGTTCATAGTCCAACAGATCAAGGTCGGAGGAACGTGGTTTATGCGTTCCTCCGACACAAGATCCTACAAGTCCATTTCCACCAGTTACTAACGTATTCATGCGTTATAGTACGAATCAGACTCTAATGCTACCCAATACTTCAGACTACGATTTACATTGGTGAATTGACTCACCACCTTGTCGGTGATGCTAACGTCATAGTCTCCGGGGAGCATCTTGAGGTTTTCTGCTTTGAAGTAAAAACAGAATTCGGAATCCATTGTTGGCAGTTCACCAATAGCAATCGAATAACTGTTGCTGCTCTTGTCCTTCTTGTCAAGTGCTACAATTTCCAACTCACCGGCAGGGTTCGAGCGAATTGCAATGTCCCCTACCTGAAGAACAGATGAAGCCTTTAGGATATCGTTAAATACCTTTTGTGTAATTGTACAATTCACAACTGCTTCTGGCATAGTAATCTGCTTATTTACTGTAGTAAGAAGAGAAGGTTCAGAGTAGTAATAATTCACAGAAGAATTGTTCTTCTTAGAACTAATGGTAACTGACTTTTCATTGAAGAAAAATTCAGGGGACTCGAAAAGAGAAATAGTTCCAAGGAACTTGTTCAGATCCCAAATACCAAACTCCTGTTCAAATGTTTCTGAGACAGTTGCTTCTGCCATAACATTCTTGACAGGAGAAATTGTAGTTAAAGTATTGCCTTCCTTGACAAGAATATTAGAATTTATAGAAGAAAAATTCTTAAGTATGTCTAGGGTTTCGTTTGAAATTTTAGTTGCAGTCATAGTAGTTTCCATAGTAAAACGGTTCTCCATTAATTAATTACCATTATAGTCGTGATATGAGTCCATGTCAATGTCCCCTCGAATAACATCTTTAAGATATTTTTTATCCTTCACCCGCCTGTGTTTAGTCGGCCTTTTGGTTGTCTTACGAAGATCATAATAGTCTTCGTAATACACGGCGTTGGAATTCTTCTTGTTCTTGTTTTTCTTTTTGTTTCTTGCCATTTTAAATCAGTACAGTTCTTCTACTGATTCTAGAAGTTGAATCAGTTTGTGATCAACAAGATAGGGGAAAATGTTTTTAGTTTCTGAAACATGTTCTTTATTAAAGTTATCCATAATTTCCTTTTCTATTTCTTCTGGAATAGAATCAAAGTCAATCATTTTTGTGTTTCTATTCCAGTTGTTTTTAACGTCGTCGTCTATTTTATTTTCGTTTAAATATCGGTCTTTGAAAATTTGAATCTTCTTCTTCCCGCACGGTCTCTGTCTTTTTCCTTCTACCATAAAGGTATCATCATCGGACAAAATGTTCGGGACTCCATCAGAAGAATCGCCTGAAATGATATGAGTCAAAAGATAATCATCTGGATCAGCACATACAAGGAAATCCTGTTTCATCGGACTCCATTGCTCAACATTTGAATATTTTTGCAGTTGCTGAAAATCTTTATCGGCAGATACGATCAATACGGGTTCCATTGGAGAAGAATTTTTTGCTATACAAGCAATGATATCATCTGCTTCAGTCTTGGGAATCGATATGTTCTTCCAAGGAAAGTTATCTTCAATTTCCTTTCGGATCTCTGTCATGGTATTGAAAATCTTATCCCAATCGTGCTTAGATTTTTCCTTAGTCGCTTTCCTGTTTGCCTTATAAAGAGGGAAAAATTCTTTCCTCCAACAATGCGCCGAGTCATGACATATGATCATATCACCATATTTGTCTTTGAATTTGCTGTTGTAGAATCTATATGTATTTACAACGAGATGTCTGAGAATGTTTTCGTCTTCTATGTCAGAATGTTTCATTGAAGCAAAAACATTTGCAATAATTAATTGGTTGTTGTCTATGAGAATCATTTTTTCTTTTTCGCATCTTCAAACCGCTGTTGAGTAGAACCCACCTTGGATGAAGTTTTCTTTGTTGTTTTCTTTGTTGTTTTCTTTGTTGTTTTCTTTGTTTTGCTTTGCTGTTTTGCTTTGGCTTCTTCGACTGCATTATAACAGGCCTTGAGTTTAAGGTCTGCCCAGGCCCGCATATATTCTCTGTCTTCTTTGTTTCTGTTTGATTGCAGCCAAAAGTTTTGTTCTACAAGAAATTCACTGTTCTCGACATACTTATTTTTAAAATAAATTTGTACTCTGATATCCTTTCCTCTTTCAAAATGAGGATATAGTTCCATCGGAGCCAGTTTATATGTTCGGATAGAAAAATGCTTAGAGAGGATCTCTAGGCCACTCTTCATATATTTCTCATAAGACATAGGAGACTTGGGATTGACTCCACTTTGCCAGATGCGTATGCGTTCTTTGGTTTTAGTTTTCTTCTTGGACATGTTTAAAGTATAACATATATTTTAGATATGTCAAGGAATCTTTCTAACTCTTTTTATCCAATTCCAAGTTGATTTTGTAATTGTGTCTAGGCAAGTTATAGTGGCATTTTTATTACCGAAAGTTGGGCATTCCAATTCCTCTTCATCGTAAGTTTCTTCTATAACTGGATATTTTCCGGCGGTTACTTTTATACAAGATTCAACTATTTCTCTGGAGGTAACGCTAACGCCTGGTTTTATTTCATGAACACAGTCTTTCGTATCTTCCAACGAGTTCAGTAGTGTATCAACTACATCGTCTACATGAATAAGGTGATGAACATTTGCGCCATTGTCTACCACCACATTTGGTTTTATTTGTGCAGAGGCAGACATACAGTTTGGAATTAATTTATCCTTCCTGTCAAATCCATAATCTCCAATTTTGCCATCTATGTTATTTCCTACTACCTCTGGTAAAGTAAAACATGAATAGTTTATTGTAGGAGTAACTTTACATACATCAGAAATTATTTTCTGTGTTGTTTTGCCACATACACCCCAAGGGGTATGGGATTCTATAGGCAGGCAAATTACTATTCTTCCTATACCATGAAATATCAGGGATGATAAAAGTTTAGGGAGAGGTGTAATATTATTTTCATAACAGACTATTGGTTTTTTGATCGAGTCTTTTGGTACAGTCTGTCCTGCTAGATGAAAACATATATCATATTTTTCTTTTTGTATGAAAGAAGAAACAAGTCTAATGTCACCGACACCGGCATCTAAAAACTCACCATTCCATTCAGAGTTTCTCAGACATTGAATGGCATCTTTATTACCAATAGAAAAATTATCGATTATATCAACTCGATGACCTTCTTCGTGTAAACGAAGAGAAAGATGAGATCCTATATGTCCTGCACCGCCGGTGACTAAACACTTCATTTCTTTGGTTTCCAAAATACAAATACAGGTTCATATTTCAAATACTTACCATCAACCTGACAGAAATTTTTACATGTTGGTTTTCCGTCTTCACCGATTCTATTTTTACCGGGCATACCTTCTAATGCCATCTTTAGAGTATACTTGTATTCCATGCCCAGAGACTCTAAGATGTCGATGCTATCCTTTTCCAGAGGCAGATAATTTCCACTCACAAGAAGATCAGCAATGTTCCAAAGAAGATATCTTTCTTCTTTAAGATACTCGACGCAAGTTTCTAGCGTAGGATGAAGGAACCCATGCCTCCACGATTCATAAGAATTAAATTTCTTATATGATTGGTTGTCATCTTCAGAATATGCTTCTCGGTTAAAGTAAGGTGGAGAAGTAAATACCAGATCAAGACTGCCTCTATATTTTTGAAAGTCTTTGTTTAGGTGGATCAATTCAGATCCTTCTTGAAATACGTCGTAAGTATTTGTTTCGGAAAAGAATGGATTTCCTCTATAAGTTTTGGTATTATAAAAATCGGCAAGAGACTCATACTTACTATAAGGACCACCATCAATAAGATTATCAGGATTAGGATCAGTACCCACATAATGAATCCTGCGATCATCCCTAACACCCATAGCCCCAAGTATGCGGCCGCCCCACCCACTTGACGGATCATAGATGACAATACGTTCTTGATCTTTGATGTCTTCAGTAAATCGCTCATATAAGTATTTAGCAGTCATTGGTGGGAAGTTTACAGCAGGTTGAATATATCCAATACGAAACGACTTAAATCCTGCGGGAAAAACTTTTCGTCCAGTCTTGTAAATTCTAATGGCGTATACTTTATCATCCGGCATATTATTAATATCGAAAGTAGAATGGTGACGATACGACATTAAATCTCTCCACCGTTCTACTTGATCTTTTGTGAGTTGCAAAACATCATCCTGCTCAAGTTGGAAATAGCCAGAGTTCATGCCTTCTCGAATCTTAATTTGTTCGAGCAAGAAGTCGTGTCCCTTGAAGATCTTGGGGTTATTGAAAAATGCTTCCATCCACTCTTCTCCAGACGCGACATCGACTATTGAATATTTAACATCGTGTTTGATCGCGGACAAGGCATGTGTATAAAACGAATCTCGTCGTAAGTGACGCATTGCTCCCTTGACAACTTGATCAAGGCGATCATCATCTGCTACCAGATCATATATGGAGTACCCATTGTCTTTTTCGGTATAGTTGATTCTTGTCATGAACATGTTTGAGAACCATTGGTCTACTTCGACTGCCATACGAGACTTGTTAATGATTACATCATCGTCTACATCCGACAGAGTATCAGTATGCGTAAATTGATGAACAGGATACTCTGCAATCTTGTTGAACGCATCTACGATTTCTTCTTCGTCTTTTCCTGTGCGTGGAGGACAGCCATAAGTATCCCATGCATCCTTGACTACCTTACGCATTTCGATTACCCATTCACGAAACTCGTCGGGTGTCATCTTGAGCAAGTCTTCAAAATTACAATTGACATGTGAGTTTATCACATGTTCGTTTCGTTCATAGTAAGGTTTGTTCTGTGTCATTATCATAATCTTTCCTCAAATAATTTATGGCTCTTATTAAGAGTTCAGCATTGTCGTCAAAGTTTCCCAAGGCCCGGTTGCACTTGTGACACAACCAACCCCTAAATGTTTTTGTTTCATGGCAATGATCTAGGCACCAAGCACCGCCCTGTATTTCTGTTACATTCTTTTCACAGATTGGGCAGGTGTATGTTTCCTTTGGTTTGCTAATCTTCTTTCTAAGAATCTTTACAAGTTTCGCTGCTTCATTGATACAACCTTTGCACTCGCTTCTTAAATATACTCCTCCGCTAGAAGGACCAAAATTATCTAAAGTCAGTTCCTTACCACACTTCACACATTCTTTTGTATCATCACCAAACAAACACATTTCTATTTTCTCCAACCTCTATTGTTTCTCTTCTATTTTTCCTAGATTGATATTGTTCCAAATTCGTTCGTAAATAAAATAAAGAATCAATGCAGATATATTTATTTCTATTGCAAGGATGATGTCATTACTGCTTCCTATCTTGATCACAAGAAAACACATAACGACTCCAATGATACGAAACCCAATTGCCTTTATTAGACTACGCTTTAACGATTCTCTGAATGCCATTTTTTAATTTTTCTTCACTTGATCCTACTAAAATTGTTTTTCTTCTCGAAAATAATGTGGTTTTGAAATTTATCGGTCATCGTATCCGACTTATGACTGATTACAAATATATTAGCACGACTTCCGAAAGAT